GCTTTTTTTCTACGTGTCCGACAAAAAGTATTTTTGCGGTTGCACTAATGCAAGTTATGTGCGTTAGTTGGGGCGTATGGGAGTCAAAACACCTAACGCAATTTTGAAGAAAAAGGGTTCGCGGCATGTTCGGAAGAATGAACCGGATGCAAAAACGGGGAAGGTTTTGCCGACTCGGGACCTTACGCCGCAAGCACTAAAAGCATTTGAGAGGATCTGTGCGGAGATCGATCACTTGGGTTTGTTGTCGCCGACTTATGCGGAGGTGATCACGATTGCGGCGGATGCCATCGGTGATATTGAAATTGCTGGGGCTGACTTGCTGGAGCGTGGGCACATCAGCATTACGGAACGGGGGGAAATCAAAAATCCATCTTGGACGATCAAACTGGGAGCGCAAACGATTGCTTACAAATATTTGTGTTCGCTGGGGTTGACACCTACCACGATCGGCAAGCTCACGGGTGTCAAAAAAGAAGAGGTTAACGAATTTGATATGGACTAAACGCCATGGCGGCGAGAAAACCAAAACCGAAGCAACCGAAGCTCGTTCATGTGGAGGCGGCGGAAAAGTATGTGGCGGATGTTCTCAGTGAAAAAATTCCGGCTTGCAAGTGGGTGAAGTTGGCTTGTGAGCGGCACAAGAAAAACATTGCGAGTTCGATCACGAAGGCCTACCCGTATCGGTTTGATCCTGAGCTTGGCGACAAGGTTTGTCGGTTCTTTGAAAAGCTGCCGCATGTCAAGGGTAAGTGGGCGCGGCTTGATCCGGTTACGCGGAAACGGCAAACGCTGAAATTACAGCCTTGGCAAGCGTTCATTTTTGTTTCGATTTTTGGGTGGGTCCATAAGAAAACAGGCAAGCGGCGATTTCGCAAGGCCCGCATTTATGTGCCTCGGAAAAACGGGAAATCGTTTATTGCCTCGGCCGTGGGTTGGTGGATGTTTGCTCGAGACGGGGAACCAGGCGCCGAAGTTTACGCTGGGGCGACCAGCGAGGCGCAAGCGTGGAAAGTGTTCGAACCGGCTCGACAGATGGCGAAGCTGTGCCCGAATTTGCCCAAGGCTTGCGGGGTGACGGTCAACGCGCAAACGTTGGTGAAGGAATTGGACGGGTCGATCTTCAAGCCGATCATTGGCAAGCCTGGTGACGGTGACTCGCCGCACTGTGCGATCACGGATGAATACCATGAGCATTCGACCAGTGACCAGCTCGACACGATGGAGACAGGCATGGGGGCGAGGGAGCAACCGCTTTCGATGGTGATCTCGACGGCGGGCGCGGATGTGAGCGGTCCGTGTCGCGAGGACTGGCAAAACTGCGAAAAGATCCTCGAGTGTGCGAACGGTTTCGAAGATGAAACGACTTTCGCTATCATTTATACAATCGACCAGGGCGACCGCTGGGATTGCAAAGAGGCGTTGATGAAGGCAAATCCTAATTGGGGTGTATCGATCGAACCGATCGCGATGATGGCCGACATGAAGAGCGCACAGCAACGGGCAAGCCGTCAGGGGTCATTCAAGACAAAGCATCTGAATTTGTGGGTGAGCGTGAAAGAGGCGTTTTTCAATCTTGCCGAATGGAATAAACTTGGGCGGAAAATCAAGCGGGCTGATTACAAGGAATTTCCTTGCTACCTCTCGGGAGACCTTGCGTCCAAGCACGACTTGGTAGCGCTGATGCAATTGTTTTGCTTGCCGAATGATCGATATGCACTTTTCGGAAAATACTACATACCCGAGGCGACATTGAACTTGCCAGAGAATCAGCACTATCGAAATTGGCACATCGCGGGATGGATCGAGACGGCGGGCGAAGAGGTGACGGACCTGGACCACTTCAAGGAGGACGTCTTGACGTTTTGCAAGGACTACAAGGTCGAAGAAATGCCCAGCGACCCGAACCGCGCGTGGGGTGTGTTTCCGGCACTGGAAAAAGAAGGAATTCCGATGGTGGAATACAGAAACACGGTCCTGACGATGTCCGAACCAATGAAAGAACTGGATGCGTTGATTCGATCGGGCCGGATCATTCATTGCGGCGATCCCGTTTTGGCGTGGGCAATCTCCAATACTACGGGGAAAATCGACAAAAAGGACAATGTTTTCCCCAATAAAGAGAGCCCGACGAACAAAATAGACCCCGTTGTAGGAACGATCATGGCGCTGGGGCGGGCGATGTTGCGTGACAAATCAGGGGATGAAACCACATTTTTCAACTTTTGAGTGATCTTTTCACTATTGCACAAGATTTACTATTGCAATTTGATTGCATTAAGATAATTTGCGTTTGTGCGTCTGAGTTTTTTCAATCGTAATGATACTGCAAGGCGCTCGGGTCGTGATGTCCCGAGCGCCGAACCAGTGACGCGATTGGAGCCCATCGGGCGCAATTTGCCCGAAAAACGCTCAACACATGAAGAGGTCGGCGACTTGAAACATGGGCGGATCATTCAGATTCTGGGAAATCCTTCCTCGAGCGGGGCAAACGTCAACGAAAACAATTCGCTGACGGTCGCGGCAGTCACGGCGTGCGTTTCGCTATTTGCGAACATGATCGCAAAGCTGCCGATCTACCTTTACCGGCCAACGGCCAAAGGACCCGAAGAGGTCAAGAATCGGCCCGCCATCGATGTGATCACCCTTCCAGGTGACCTTCACACCTCATTTGAGTTACGGCAACTCATGGAAACAGGCAAGGGCCTCGGCGGCAACGGATACGCCCGCGTTTTCCGCGATTCCTCTTTTCGCCCTGGCGAACTGCAATGGATTGCACCCTCTGAAATCGAGCCAAAATTGATCAAGCGCGCCAACGGCAAAAAATTTGTCGCTTACGAGATCAAAGACGAATCGGGCATTTTCAATCGGTCCGATATTGTTCACGTTCGCCAACTTTCCAAAGACGGCGTGCGCGGATTGTCGCCCATCACCCTCTTGCGCGAATCAATTGGAACATCCATGGCACAAACACTTGCGGCGGGATCGCTGATGAAAAATGGCGCTCGTTTCCCTGGGTTTCTTACCACGCAAAGCGTTCTGAAAAAAGAGATCATCGATGATGCACGCTTGCAATGGGAGCAAAACTACGGGGGCGCGCACAATTCCGGACGGATGCCGATCATCAACGGCACGTTTGATTTTAAGCAGACCAATGGAATGAGCATGGTCGATGCCGAATTCATTGAAAGCCGCCGTTTCGAGCTGCAGGAAATTGCACGGATCTACAATATCCCGCCTTTTATGATCGGTGATTCTACCGCATCGAATTGGGGCACGGGGATTGAACAACAAACCCTTGGTTTCCTGAATTTCTGCATCGATTCACACTTGCGCGGATGGGAGGAATCACTTGCGTTTACTCTGCTGACTACTGACGAAATCCGTCAAGGCTACTACTACGAATTTGACCGCAATGAGCTTGCCAACGTTGCTCTAGAATCCCGCGCAAACTTCTTCAAAGTGATGCGTGAAATCAAGGTGCTTTCCGCGAATGAAGTTCGTTCGGAGCTTGGCTACATGAACCGCGATGGTGGCGATGATTTTGAAAATCCGACCATCGCCCAACAACAGCAACAACAACAAACCGCCCCCGTGTAATTATGGCAAACGAAGGATATTTTTCACTGAATCTCAAAGCGACCAAATCGGGCGCGAACGTGGGACAAACTGTCTCGGGCCGCTTCAATATGGCCGGTGCTGACATGACGCAGGCCACGCAAACGATCGGCACCACGGCCGAGACGCTGAACCTGGGCGACATCACCGGAGCGCCACAACAGCTCATGATTCAGAACCTTGATGCCACGAACTATATTGAGATCGGAGGCGATTCAGGATTGACCGTTTTCAAACTCAAAATCGCTGCGGGCAAAGCGAGCGTGTTCACGCCGACCAGCGGCACCATTTATGCCAAAGCCAACACTGCCGCCGTCAATGTCATGATTGTGGCCGTAGAAGAATAAGAATATGAAAATCACTCAACATTCCCAGCGCGAAACCCGCTTGCATGCCTCGCAATTTGAATTGCGCGCCATGGCTGACGGTGCACCCGAGAGCGCGCAAAAAATCTTTGGTTATGCGGCGAAATTCAACACGCGGAGCGAAAATCTCGGTGGCGAAAGCTACCAGTTTTATGAAACCATCGAACCCGGTGCATTTGATGACGTTCTCAACGATGACGTCCGCGCATTGTTCAATCATGATAACAATCTGATCCTTGCCCGTTCCAAAAACGGCGAAGGAACTTTGAAAATCGGCGTCGACAACGTGGGCTTGTTCTACGAGTTCGAAGCGCCCGACACCCAAGCGGGCCGCGATCTGGTCACCAGCATCAAGCGCGGAGATGTGGATCAATCCTCTTTTTCGTTCCAGGTCGATCAAAACGGCCAACGCTGGGAAGAAACCAAAGACGGTGACGGCCCCACGATTGTGAATCGCACGATCACCAAAGTGAAACGCCTTTTTGACGTTTCCCCCGTCACTTCCCCCGCTTATCCGGATGCCACGGTCGCGCTGCGATCGCTGGAAGAATTTCGCAAAACATCAGAGCCAAAACCTGATGAGAAACACTCTCTGAGCCACTGGCAGCGGCGACTGAGCTTAATTGAAAAGCCTGCCTAACCATTAACGACCTAAAAAATGAATAAGTTGAAAGAACTACAGGAAAAACGGGGCGGGCTTGTCACTCAAGTACGTCAAATTCTCGACGCTGCCGAAAATGAAAATCGAGGCTTGACAGCGGACGAGCAAACCAAGCTCGATCAGTTTGAAAAAGAAGCGGACGGCTTTACCTCGCTGATCAATGCTGAAGTGCGTCAGATGGCGCGCGAATCGCAAAACATGCCGCAATTCACTAAGCAAGAAGCGCGTGATGTGGACCGTTTCGACATGGCGAAACTGCTCAACCACATGCACGCAGATGCACGCGGTTCACGTGGTGGAAACCTTGACGGCATCGAGTTCGAAATGATTTCGGAAGGTTTGCAAGAGGCCCGCGCCGCTGGCATCCAAACCGCTGGCATCGTGCTTCCTCGCATGTTGGTTCGTCGTGAAAATCGCGACATGACCGCAACCGGAACAACATCCGTCACGGGCGACCAAGGCGGAATGACAGTCGCTACCAACAAGACTGGATTGCTTGATGATTTCTTCAATGCTTCCATCTTGCGCGGGCTTGGCTCTACCGTTCTGGAAGGTCTTGTTGGGAATCTCGATATTCCTCGCATCATTGCCGGCACTGCGGGAGCGAAGAAAGCGGAAAATGCATCGGCTGATGAAGTATCGCCAACGACTGCCATGCTCTCGCTTGCGCCTCGCCGTTTGCCCGCTTACATCGACGTCAGCGAGCAACTCTTGAAGCAATCTTCAAGTGCGATCGAAGCAATCCTGCGCAATCACCTGACCACGCAAATGGGCGCGGTTCGTGAAGCGGCATTCTTCCACGGTGGCGGAACCAACGAGCCTACGGGTATCGCTGGCACAAGCGGCATCGGCAGCATTGCTGGTGGGACTAACGGTCTTGCCCCTGCTTGGACCCACATCACCGGACTCGAGGAAAAAGTTGACGCACAAAACGCGATGCTGAATAACCTCGCCTACGCTTCTAACGCCCAAATCCGCAAGAAGCTGAAGGAAACTGCTCGCCAATCTTCTGGCGTTGAAGGAAACTTCATCCTTGGCGATAGCGGCATGCTCAACGGCTACCGCACAGCGTTCACCAACGCAATCAGCCGCACCTTGACAAAGGGAACATCCTCTTCCGTGTGTTCTGCGATTTTCTTCGGAAACTTCGCGGATTTCTACGAAGCATATTGGGGTGGCGTTTCCTTGGAAATGGTGCGCGACAAGACCAACGCGATCAGCGGTTTGTATACCCTTGTGGCTAACTGCTACTATGACGGCGGCGTAGTTCGTCCGAAATCGTTCGCGGCGATGCTTGACGCTCTTGGTGCATAATTCCAATGACACAGTGGGGGCGGAGGTAAAAGCCCGCCCCCTCTTAACTTTTTCCTATCATGAAAAAATTTGTAAAATTCACACGTGACTGCCTCGCCCTGAGCGAGCACAGAGAAACTGGAAGCATCGTGGAGCTACCCGAAAAAACGTGTATCGAATTGATCAACGAAGGCGCGGCCATCTATTTCACGCCGCCTACAAAAGAAGAATCAGAAACCGCCGAATTGCCCCAGGGCGAGAACGCAGCACGTAAGAAAAAAGGCAAGTAATGCGCCCACACTATTCCATCACTGCGCAACCTGACGCCGAGCCGATCACATTGGCTCAGGCGAGCGAGCACTTGCGCGTGGATTCCACCGAAGATCAAGCCTACATCAGCGACTTGATTCCGGTGGCACGGGAATATTTTGACGCATTGACGGGCCGCGCCTCGGCGATTGCTACGTATGTAATGACCGCTGAAACGTGGGAGGATCTTTTTTGTCAGATCGGACGCATTGACAATACTTCCGCGTATGTAATCCCCCTATACCGCACGCCGCTTTTGTCGGTCACATCGGTGAAATACTATGCCCCCGATGCGACCACGCTCACCACCATGAGCGCGAGCTACTATCGAGTGATCACCACGGCCGAGCCTGGCATGATTCAGCTCAAAAATTCGCCGCCATCGGTGGATGATCGGATCGATGCGATTCAGATCACCTTCACCGCGGGCACAGATTGCGCCCCAGCGATGAGCAAGCATGCCATCCGCATGCTGGTGGCCCACTTCTACGAAAACCGCGCCCCTGTGGCGTATGCCTCGACGTATGAAATCCCTTTCACGCTCAAGGCACTGATTGAAAACCAAAAGATTGGAGGGTTTTTCTAATGGCGAACATCGGCAAACTCGACCGCAGGGTCACGATTCAGAAGCGCATTCTCACCAAGGATGAAGCGGGCGGAATTGTGGAATCTTGGGTGGAAGTGTGCCATTCATGGGCCGAGAAAGTCGAAGAACGCGGAAAGCAAAGCGAGATCACCGACGCGGACCGCGCCGAAAATCAAACGCAATGGCGTATCCGCTACAAAGAACAATTTCAAGGACTCAAAGCGGCATCGGGCTATCGTCTGAGCTACAAGAACGAAGTGTTCGACATCCACCACGCCAAAGAAGAGGGGCGGAAATCGACCATGCTGCTCACAACCCTAACCACGGAGGCGATCGCATGAGCAACGTAGTGAAAATCACAGGCATTGAACAGATTCGCAGGGCATTGGAACAATTGCCGAAGGAACTACAGCGCACCACGGAAATGACAGCGCTGAGAGCCGGAGCCAAGCCGATTCTCAACGCCGCCCGCAGCAATGCCAAATCTTCCGAAGTCACTGGGCAATTGATCAAATCGCTGGGCATCAATGTTCGCAAAGGACGCAGCGGCAAAACACGCGGCATCTACACCGCACGTATCGGTGCCCGCCGAGGGTTTCGCATCATGAAGGGCATCCGCACCAGTGGGAAAAACAAGGGCAAGCCATATTTTCAAGATCCATCCAAGTATGACCACCTTGTCGAGCTGGGGACCAGTCGCACCGCGGCAAAGCCTTTCATCCGTCCTGCAGTGGATTCGACAGGGTCCCAAGTTCTCGGAGAAATCGCCAAGGGTTACACCAAAGGACTGGCCCGCGCCGTCACCAAAATGAAAAAGAAATGAGCTGGCAATCTGACATCGTGACTGCAATTTTGACCGATTCCGCCGTATGCGCGATCATCGGCGAAAATGTCTTTGCCGATGTGGCACCTGGCAGCACACCCGCGCCTTACATCGTTTATCAGCAAATCAGCGATGGCAGCGAAACAACGTTAGACGGAAAGCGCCCTGTGATTTTTCCCTTGGTGCAATTCTCTTGCTGGGCCGCGACCAAAGCCGGTGCGATCGATCTTGTTTCCAAGCTACGCACCGCGATTGAGGGAAAAAACCTTGTCGGTGAATCAAACGTTTCCCTTGGCTTTTCCAATCAATTTTCCACGCGTGATCAACAAACGAAACTCTTTGGCGAGATCGTCGACTATCGCGTTTCCTGCAATTCAAACTGACAACATTCAACAACTAAAAACATAATACCATGGCAATCAAATCATTCGGAGTAAGCGTTACGATCGGAGGAACTGCAATCGGTGAACTCACGGACGTTTCAGCAAACGGCGTCGATGTGAATTTCATCGACACAACGGCACACGATAGTTCAGGTTCGTGGAAAACATTCATCGGTGGATTGACCGATCCGGGCACGCTTGAACTTACCGGAAACTACAAGCAAGGCGATGCAGGACAAGCCGCGCTTATCTCAGGGCGAGGCACTAGTGTGGCGGTCGTCATTACATTTAGTGATGCAACCAACATGCATTTCAACGCTATCGTTGGAGGTTACAATCTCAGCAACCCGCTTGATGATAAAGTCGAGTTTACTTGCTCACTCAAAATCACTGGCGCAATCTCAATCACAACTTGATTATGACCGACGCCATCAAAATCGCTGGTCGCGACGTTGTAATTTCTTGGAATCAGGAGGTTGCAAAGCGATTCAACTATCGCCTTTCGTGCATTGGCGGTCATCCAACAAAGCGGGACTTGACAAATCCCGCCACGGCATCCGCCGCGGTGTGCAAACTCCTTTGGGCGTTGCTGCCATCAAACGAGATTGGAAGATACGCGACACCAGAGGATTTATTCGTTGCCATCGACCAAGATACGGAAAGCGAGGGAATCTCACAAGCGATTCTTGCCGTTTTTGCTGAGATGAATCCAAGCGTGGAAAAAAAAAGCACTTCGAAGAAATCGCGTTCGCCCGAATCGAACTCGGATTAACCGAAGATGAATGGATGCAGTGTCACCCTGAGCAGGCGAATCAGTATTTTGAAACGTGGAAACGAAAACAGGAACGAGAGCAAGCAAGGACAGCGGCACTGCAACACATCATTGCAGTTTCTGGCGGCGTCAAGATCAACGGCAGAGCGGCGAAATTTGAGGACTTCATGCGAACTGAGAAGAAAAAGAAAAATCCAAAACTGGCAGAAGCACAATTAAAAGTCGCGTTGCTAGCATTTGCAAAACCTGAGAAGAAAGAATCAACATAAATGGCAGGATCAAAATCAATCGGCGGAGTATTTGCAACGCTTTCGATCAAGGATGTGAACTTCAACAAGAAGCTGAAATCTGCTGGCGATAGCATGGCGAAGTTTGGCACGTCGGCGCTCAAAGTTGGAGCTGTCGCCGCTGCCGGCATTGGCGCAGGACTAGCTATCGGCACGAAGCATGCTCTTTCCATGGGTGGCGAACTCACCGACCTATCCGCTCAGACAGGAGTGGCTATTTCCGATTTGATGCGGATTCAACAAGCATACAAGGACAACGGGCGCGAGGCGAGCGCAGCGGGCAAGGACATCAACAAGATGCAAAAAGCTATCGTTGACGCTAGCAACGACCCCATGAACGATCCATTTGCATCCATTGGATTGAGTGTTGACAATCTCATGTCGATGAACCCGTCACAGCAATTTTTTGCCATCGGTGACGCCATCAAACGAATTCAAGACCCAGCGAAACAAGCTGCGGCATCGATGAAGATTTTCGGCAAGGGCGGCGGTGAGCTTCTCGCGGTTTTCAAAGGGACATCGCTTGACGAAGTAAACCAGACCCTCGGGAAAAGCGTCGAAGTCATGGAACAATTCGCGAGCAAGTTTGACCAAGTGGATGATGCCCTTGAAAGATTGCCTAACAAAGCAAATCAATTTTTTATAGGGTTTACTGCTGGAGTCGTTGACCAAGTTATTCCAGCGCTTGACCAAGTGAACGGATACGATTTTACAGATATCGGGCGATCAGTTGGAGAGTTTTTTGGCGCGGCCATCGCCTTGTTTGGCGATGATACTACATGGGATTTGTTCGTTCTAAATGCCGAGCTTGCATTTGCAAAAATCCTAAATCTCCCAGTGTTTAAGGAGTTGACAGCCGCTGCAATGCTTATAACTGGCGATAAAATGGATGTGGTAAGACCGTTTGTAAACGGTGGATATGTCGAGCAAGTCGAAGGTAAGATTCAAGGGATCTACGACCAGATTGCAGAAAAGGCATCTGCTGAGGCAGTCAAAATTGACCAAGATCGAAGAAAGAACAAAGTCGATCCAATGGCGGGAATTTCAGGCGCTGCGCTATCTGGAATTTCAGGCGCCATTGTAGCGGAAACCATCGCGCCAACCATTGCCGAAGCGGTAACCATGACAGCACCATCAGCCGCAAGCATTGACATTCCAGAAGTGCAAAGCCGTCAAATCGATGAGTATCAACGTCGCGGATTGTCTTTGTCGAAGAATCCCGGAGTCGTGCAAGACAGGCTTTTGTCAGTTCAAGAACAGATTCGCGACATTCTCAAATCAGCAAAGATTCAAGGCAAGGAACTCGTTTGGAGTTAAAATATTATGGCAGCAGAATCCATCATCGATTACAAAAAACCTGAATTTCCGAAGATTGAAAACACGGAAAGCGGGATCACCACGCGCATTGAGTATATCGGCAGTGCGACCACGATCAGCGCGGCATTGCCGGCGGTGGGTGATAAGTGGGGCAACTACGCAGGGCTGGTCAAATCGGTTAGCAAAGAGCCCAAAGAGAACACCGACATTCTGGAGGTGTTCATCACCGTTGAGCAACCCAAAGACAACACGGACATTGAACCTGGGGAGCGGGTTTCTGTCAGCTATGAAATCCGCTGGGTAACGGTGGAACGACCCATGCTAGAACATCCGCAATTCGCCATCGGAGAAGGGGGCGCAAATGCGCTAACGTCTGCGGATATTGCCGACATCGAGAAATGGCGAGCTCCTGAAAACCCGCGGGAGAAGCGGGAAAAATACAAATACAAAAATGACGTTTTTGAGTTTGATTATGAATATGAGCTTTCCACCAACGCCAAACTTTTTGCAAGGGGAATCGAGCTAGGGCAAGAGACCTTTGATGACAAAGCGCCCATCGCTGTGCGGATCAGCGAGTATGTCAACGGCCCACCACCAGAAACCACCGCAGGACTGAAAGGCGATCCTGATGGCTTCCCCAACCTTCCGAATGGCTTTGAATGGCGCAAGGAAACCGCCGACAGCACGCGGGCCGGTGGAGCGCTCAAGTGGAACCTCACCGAAGAATGGTTAGGCGCTAAAAAAATCCTTCATGACCGCAATCAAATTTACTGGGCATCCCCCGCATAATTATGAGACCGCCTGACTATCCCCAAAAAGGAAAACCCGTAGAACAAACGGTAAGAGAAATCATCGATTATTGCAAAGCGAACACCATCAAGAGCTTTGTAGGGGGGAGCGTGAAAGAATCACGCGGAGGGATCACGCTGGTGGCCGACAAACAACCCCACAAGCGAACAAGCCGGCAAAAATTGCCGTTTGATGTGTTCTTGAAAAAAATTGCCGTGGAAAGTGGCGACCCTACATGGCAAGTGAGCGTGAATGATGGCTACGTAATCACAACCCGCATCAAGTCGACCAATGAAGCATCGGTAACACAATTTTTGCCAACAGGCATCAAGGACGAAGCGGGAGAAATCGTGTGGCATGACATCGAAGCCGATGAAGCGGTTTACGTGCAATTCACCGTAGCAAAGGATGGGATGATCACCGGCGAGCCATCCATCACCGTAGATGAAGATGAGATCGATCATGCGCACTACTACCCCGAGGCGTTTGATTATGCCGGGGCCGATGGGGGAAAATACGTAAAACTGGCCGTGTTCAAACTGATCGACGGCAAGCCCAAACTGGAAAAATTCTGCGCGGGGTCGCACATCGAGCATTACGCCGAAAGGTCGACATGGGAAAATTTCCCCGTAGAAACGGAAGGCACGATCCGGAATATTGGCAAGACTTACGACAGCGCAGCGGACAAGTATCAAATCAAACCCTTGGTGCAACTTCCCGAGGGAATCCCGATCATCATGCCGCTGGCGGACGGAATCGCCGACCAAGACACCGACAGCATCGATTTCCGCAGTCTCAAAGAACTGGAAGAGGATCCACAAATCCACGTTTCTGCTGAACCAGAAGATGGATCAATTTTAATTCGCGGCAACAGGGCGATTGGCAGCTTGATTCATGAAGATTGTGATGGAAACCCCACGATTTTGATTGAGTGGGCTGATGGACTCATAACCACCACGGGGCCGGTGACTTTTGTAGCTGGATGCGATGGCAGCGGAGGTGGCAGAGCAATTCCATAACATGAATACGGCAATTGTGATTTGTTGCAATAAAACGGATGAGTGTTTATTGCCAGAGTTAACAAAGAACCTGAATCAGGTTTATCCAGATGCTGCCATATGGGTTGCTCCATGTGCGAAGAATCCCCCACAGACTACGCTACCACTCACCCCGTCAATTCGCTGGCACACCGATAAAGTCAGCGATGACATTTTAGCCGCGCTTTACCATACAGGGGCCGACGTAGCCGCGAAAATTGACGCCGATACTTGGCATTTGAAGCCCTATCTTTTCGACATGCAAGGGTGTCAAGCTGCGGGGATTCAATGGGGTGATCGGCCTTGTTATTTCCTTGGGCTGGGCTATGCATTAACGCGATCCGCAATTATCAAAATCATGGCAACACAGGCTTGTGGGAAGTGCCGAAGCATTGAAGAGGATCAAGCTATTTCGTGGCGTGTTCGCACTGCTTTCCCTAACGAAGTATGGTTGCACCGCGTAGGAACAGCACGGCGCATTGACAGCTACACGAAAGATATGGATGCAAGTGTGATTCATTTGGGTGTGACCAGCGACAGGGCAACGGTGTGGAAAGATCAACAGCAGCTTGTGAATGGGGGAAATTACACACCAAAACATAAAGTTTTAATTTCATTGACCACGACCCCGCGGCGACTAGAAATCTGTCATTTGGCAATTGCTTCATTGTTGAATCAATCGATTCCTTGCCATGTGAGACTTTGCATCCCGGAGCAAATGCAACGCACAGGGGAAGTATACGACAAAGAAAAAATCGTAACCTTGCAGCGCGAGTTCCCTTTATTGGAGATTGTAAGATGTAATGATTATGGCCCCGCAACAAAGCTCATCCCGTCATTGTCGTACTCAGCAGATGAGTGCTTGATCATTGCAGATGATGATATTCTTTATCCGTATCGGTTCGCGGAACGCCTAGCCCGGTCACTAGAGGAATCTACTGCTGATGTCGTGGCAAACCGCATCAACACAATGCACGGAAAACGAGTGGCTCAGGGATTTTCTGGTATTGCGTTTCTTGCGCGGAACTGTAAAGGGTTAGTTAAAAAATGCGTCGATCTCCTTAGCGTCTCAATTGATACATGGGAAGCTGACGATATTGTGATTTCCCATGTATTTCAGCCAAGCGCGGCGAAATATACCAGCCATGTGGAACCTTTAGAAATGGACATGGGCGACAGCCTTAAAAATGCCCGTGGGATTGAACATAATCAGCGATACAAAAAAGCCATAGTGGAAATTGATCAGACACAACGGCAAAACACATAAATTTTTCACTTTCCACTTGCGTTAATGCAAAAAAGTTGCAATAAGAAACCATGAGCTTGAACTTGAAGCCATACCAATGGAATTGGGCGACGATCACCGCAGGGAGCAC